CAGGCCGGTCTTCGCCATCTCCATCCGGAGCAGCTCCGGGTCCGCCTTGCCATGCCGGACCAGGTCCACCAGGGTCGGCAATTCGATGCTGACCCTCTCGTGTGAATGCTGTAGCACTTGGGTTCCTCCTTCCTGTCTAGTTGCCGACGCCGTAGAGCTCGACCTGGATCTTGACCCCGGCCGCACCCGCAGCTTCGTGAGCGACGCCGACTGCACGTCCGGCCGCGAGAGTGATCACGCGACCTGATGCGTCGACCTGGAGTTCCGCGTTCAGAGCGATCGCGGCTCCCGACTCGACCGGCAGGATGGTGCCAGCGCCACGAATGACGCCGCCCTTCGCGCCGATCGCGGCATCGCCCATGGCGACGCCTCCGACCTGGCCACCCGCAGCGGGTGTACCGTCGGCCTTGAAGTTGCCGCCGTCACCGGCAGCGAGTGGATCGGCCGCAAGTCCGGGACCGGACTGGCGACCCTTCAGCGGACCGACGAAGCGGCAGCCGACTGCGGCTGCGGTCTCGAAGTGCACGGTCAGCTTCTGGGTGTACGCGGCCTCGTAGAACGGGATGCATTCGTTCAGCATCAGACCGCCACCTCCAGGCTGTCGAGCGTATCGCCCATGACGCGGGGATATGCCCGAGCGCCGTTCTCACGGACCTTCGCCTCGAGCGACCGCGCTGCGGCCACCTCCGGGAAGAGCCCGTTGGTCCAGCTGTCGACGAGCTCGGCAGTAGCTGCGACCTGGACCTCGCCGCCGCCACCATGGCCGATCTCGCCCGTCTCGCCCGCGTTGCCGCGCATCGAGACCGGGATGACGCCCTTCGGCATGGACGCGAGGACAGTTGCGAAGCCCTCGTAGTCCGTCTTCAGGTTGCCCTCCCAGTGCTCGGCCCTCGCCGGAGGGATGCGTCCGTCGGCGACCGCAGCCGCCACCTCGCGCTTGTTCCGGTCGAGCTCCGAGCTGGCCTTGACCTCGAGACCGGCCTGCGCACCTGCGGTGAGCGTGGCCAACGTGCCCTCGTCGATCAGAACCATGCCGGCCGGAAGGCCGGATGATGCTGCCGCAGCCTGCTGCTCCTGCGACGCAGGGGTGCCCGTGGGCTGCCTCTGCGGCTCGGGAGTCGGCTGCGGTGGGTTTGCCGGGTCCTCCGGCTCGACACCGCCAGTACCAACGGGGGTCACGCCGCCCTGCGGCTGAACCGAGTTGGCACCGGGCACTGCCGGAGCGGAGAGGCCCGCTGCACCCGCAAGTTCTGCGACCGCAGTCTGGACCTCGGCGTCGGACGCATCCTCCGCCAAGCCCAGCCGCTCACGCAGCTCCTTGGGATCCATTGCACCTCCTCTTGTCTCCGGGCTGTCCGCCGGTGCGGACTCGGCCCGACTTTCGTACGAAGCCATCACGTGCCGACCGATGGCCAGGGTCGCGGCGACATGGCTCGCCGCAGCCTTCTTGCTCTCCCGATTGTCCGGGATGTAGTCGATGCGCACAGCCTCCGGATCGCCGAAGCTGACGTCACCCTTGTCGCCTGACGAGAATGACAGCTTGTACAGCTGCCCGTCGTCGTCATCTTCCACGACAAGTTCGTTCGGATCCGTGAGCACCGCTCGGATCCACCACCAGAGCGTGCCTTCACTCTGATGCTCGGGGACGTAGTCGTTGTAGAACGCTCGGCGGACATCGTCGAGGTTCGCAGACGCCGTTGTCCCCGCCTCGGACTTCTTCCTGCGGAAGAGGTCCATCGCATCACCTCCTGTTGCCGCCGTGACAAGCTCTACGTCGGCGGGCATTTCCTCCCCGAAGTACTGCGGTAGATCTTCGAGGACTGTCACGCCCGGCCAGACGACACCGAGCAGTGCGACAGCTGACAAAACGAACTTCCACCTATGGCCGGACTGGGACTCGACGTTCCAGAATCCCTCGATGCTCCGGTTGGGGTAGGCAGTCGCCATGACGTTTGCCAGCCATTTCGGCACACCGACGTAATCCGCGTACACCACCATTCCGTTCTCTCCGAGGCGCAGGTTGCGCGCCGACCCGAAAGCGGGACTACCGTCGAACGGGTTGTTGGAGTTGTAGCGCGGGTCGATATGGCCGATCTTCAAACGTGGGGCTGGAATGCTGAAGTCCTCATTCGCAGCCGTCACGCAGTCTCGCAGATCCTCCGGGGTGAAGGTCGTCGGCCCAGTACTGAGCTGGTACTCGACACCTGCCTCGAGGATCGGAACGTTGGGGACGGTGACGAGCACCGGCTCCCCAGCAGCCGCCATCACATGCGGCTTGTCCGCCGTCTCCCAGTCGTACGGGAACGACGCCTTTGTAGCAGGGGCGGACTCGGCCTGGGAGGGAGCAGCACCCGGAGGCTTCGTCGCCCCTGCTTCTGACGGGTCAACGGGCTTTGGGCGAGGCTCAGTGCGCTTGGGCATCCTCTGCCTGTACCGGACCCAATCCTCGGTCTCGTCGTCCATGACGATGACCCCCTTGTCAACCATCATGGCGAGAGCCTCCGTGGACAATGAGTCCTCGCTGGCACGCTCCCAGGTGAGAACCGGGGTGAGCTCCTCATCCTCACCGTAGTTCCAGTCCACCCAGTCTTCGATGACGTGCTCCGTCATCATGTCGCAGTACCACTGAACGATCGTGCGTTGCCCGATGAACCAGGTGTCCTGGAAGGACTCGGCCATGCCGTACGAGCCGACGTGCTGCCCTCCCTGGGCGAGGTTCATGAGCATGAGGAGGAAGCGGCGTGCCATGGCCTCGTCGTGAGCGTGCCACGACTTGACCACATCGCTCCCTGTTCCCTTGGCGATCTTGAGGGTTGCTCCGCTCGGCAGCGCCATGCCCGACATGTCGCCGGTGCGGAAGCTCTGCATCAGGATGTTGAGCTCCGCCAGCTCTGCACTGTTCATACCGGGGGCGCCCTCGGCGTACGGGATCCCGCCCGCGCGTTCGTGGTTGACAGCGTCGACTCGCATGAGCCGATCCTTGATGAGCCAGTTCTTCCAGCAGTCGCGGAACATGCTGCGACCAACCCAGTTGGCTCCCTCCTGCTCGAAGATCATGCCGAGCAGCCGGTCAACTGGGATCTCCGGTCCTTGCCCCATGGGACGCCGGAGGAAGTTGCTGTTGTTCGGGTACTGGCGAATGCTGATCAGCCCGCCATCGTCGGCGACGTTGATGTTCTGGATGGACTGGGGCATGCGCGGAGCGAGCTTGCGCAGACGCCACTTCCCATCAACGATGTCGCCGAACTGCTCGAAATACATGTGGCCGTACAGGATCGCGAGCATCGACTGCTGGCGGTGCTTGATCTCTGAGAACCTGTGCTTCATGCGCCGACGAGGCTGGTTCTCTTCGCCCATGATCGGTACATTCAGATCTTCGCTGATCTCGGTGACCATTCCCGGCCGAGCGCCGTTCGGGTCGAGCACGATCCGGAGCTGCCGGATTCCCCAAGCAACTGCCGTCCAGAGCGCGGCCAACTGCGAGTCCGTCCGCATCTGGTCGTACACCTGGATGTTGAGGGGCCACTGCAGCTCCGGAACGAACTCGTGAACGTCCGCAAAGTCGTGCCACCCGAGGTTGAGGCCGCGCAGCGGATCGGACGACCCGGAGGTCGTCAAATAGAGGTCTGGATAGCCGAGCTCATTGATCGGAGCTCGCTCACCAATGACCGTCCTGCTGCTTGGCCTACCGACGGGCGGCATGACCTACGCTCCCGTCTCTGCTGGGGGCGAAGGGACTTTGACCTGGGCCTTGTTGACGCCGACGAACGGCTCCTCCGGAGTGAAGAACCCGACGAGGAACTTGAAGCCGCCAGCGATGGCCGCACCCGCGAGGGTATGCAGGTCGACGATCTCGCCGTTGAGGTACGCGGCGACGATCGCTCCGCCGATGGCTGCGACCGCCGTGCGCGCCCAGAATCGAACTCTTGGGTTGTTCTTCCAGAAGTTCTTGAGATCCTGGTACATCAGAGCTCCAGGTTCCAGCCCGCGATGAGTGCGATCACGACGACAATCGCGATCACCACGAGGCAGAGAGTGTTGAGTGAGTAGTACCTGTCGTTCATGTCACCCCTTCTAGTAGCGGTAGGCCCACAGTCGGCGCCAGGTGGCTGGGCCGATGATGCCGTCCGGGTTGAGCCCGAACCTCTTCTGGAACCCGATGACGCCCCGCTGGGTCCACTTGTCGAACACGCCGTCGGCGATGATGCTCTGGCCTGCGAAGTTGAGCAAACGTTCGGCCTGCGCAACCTTCCAGCCCTTGTCTCCGAGCTTGAGCGTCGGCTCCGGATCCTTCTCGGTCTTCGGAGAAGTTGGGAGTCCGAACTTCTTGATGTCAGCGAGGTATCGCTCCATCGGGAAGCTGAAGCCCGGATCCCAGTGGTGGCTCAGACCGAATGCCCGAGACACCTCGTTGTGCGTGGTGATCCCGCGGAGACCTGCCGCCAGTCCCGGCGCGAGAATGAATCTCACGGGGATCTGGTGCCGCCTGACGATGTCTGAGGCGAGTTCCGCCGACCTCAGCATCATCGAGCGGGAGTAAGAGTCGGCCCAGTCCTTCGCGTCCTGCTTGGCGTACCCAGCATGCTCCAGCTGGACGCCATCGTGGTTCGCGCCTGGTGCTGCCCATGCGACGTTGCGCTCGTTCACGCAGCGAACGATGGAGTTGTTGTCGATGCAGTAATGCGCCGACGCCTTCGTTGCTGGTCTTGCGAAGAAGGCTGCGATGGCCTCAGCCGTCTCACCCTTTTCTGGAGCCTCCATGGTGTGTACCACCAGGAGATCCACCTTGCGTGATGTCGCTTGAATCATGTTCGGCGACATCACATCTTTGACCATGAGTGACATCTGCTCCCTCTCCCTACATGACCTTGGTGAGTAGATCACCGGTCAGTGATTGCGGGTTCGATCTCCGCTGCTCCTCGAGCACCGAGGCCAACTCGACGGTGCTGAGTACTGCCCCGTCGGCGTGATCCGGGGACGGCAGACCACGCTTCCGCATGTCCTCCTTGGTCTCCACCTGGATCTGGTCGGTGCCCGGGATGACGGCCCACTTGAGTGATCCGAGCTGGGCCAGCAGCTTGTCATCCTGCTCGTCGATGTCAATGAGGCCGTTGGCCATGGCCTCGCGGAACTCCCAGTAGACCTCGGAGCGCCGGTTGCGGAACTTCTTCGGGTTGCGCGGACGCTCAGCGCCGTAGTACGGATTGACCGGAAGGCGCTCATGGCGCATCATGTCGTACACGCCGCCACCTACACCTGTCGCGTCTACGGTCGCGGGAACGCGCACGAGCCCGTGAGAAGTGAGGTAGGACACCGCCTTGTTCTTTGTGTCGACGGTGTCCATCATCCCCCAGGTATCGACGAGGCGAATGTGGCCTCCCCGGTTCCGGTACAGCGTCGTCTTGCTGTCACCGAATCGAGAGATGTCAAGCCCGTACCGTCCAAGCTCGAACCCAGCCAGGTCGACTCGCTTGCCCATCTCGAGGATGCGCGGCGGGAACAGGTAGTCCTCGCTGATGTCGGGGAACTCGCCGTCGACCTTGGAGATCCAGATCGGCGTTCCCTCTCCCCAGTCACGGCGACGATCCTCGACCCAGACCTTGCTGACGAGTGACTCGAGAACCTCGTCGCCCAGAGGCATGCCGCAGACGGCGCAGTTCGTGTCGCCGGTGAAGTTGGGCGTGTCCCAGACGGAGATCTTGATGACGAACCAACCGGAATCCGGGGAGCACACCTGGGCGAATCGGCTGCCTGGGTCATCGGGGTTGCCGATGGCGAGCACGCGGGCCTGTTCGTTCGTGACGAGCGCGAGCACGGAGTTCCAGAGGGGCTCGGGAACGCCGCAGGCCTCGTCGAGCTCGGCCATGAAGTACCGGGCGTGAATCCCCTGGAACGTGTCCTCGTCGTAGTCGGCAGGCTTGCGGCCCATGCCGATGATCTCCTCAGAAATGTCACCGCGCTTGGCGCCAGCCTCACCCATCAGCCATTGGCAATCGAGGGTGATGCGGCCGAGTAGTCTGCCCTCCCGGAAGCGGCGTCGGATCTCTCGCCAGAGGATCGTCTGCACCTGAGCCCACGACGGGGCGGTCGTGATCAGGAATGCGCTCCCGAGAGGGTGGACATCCAGCCACCATGGCCCGGCGCAGGACGCGGTGAACGACTTGCCGGGGCCATGACATGACTGGCCCGCGACT